TCGGCAAACGCTGCCGCCGCGAGTTTCATCTTCTCTTGCATTGTCTGATGTTGATGGATCTTCCGGTTGATGGCTTGGGTAATGGCTCCTTCAGTCTCCGCTTGCACGATGTGCGCGTTGACTGGCTTCGTCTGGCCGAAGCGATAGGATCGACGAAGCGCCTGGTAAAAGTCCTCGAACGAGTAACTGAGGCCGACGAAGGCCACGTTGCGGCAATGCTGCCAGTTGAGGCCCATCCCGCAGATTGATGGCTTGCTGATGATGACGCGCGCTCGGCCATTCGTGAAGGCAGCGATCTTCTGCTCCTTTGCTTTCGGAGTTTCGGATCCTCGCACCTCGAGCGCGTCGGGCATTAGCACCTTGAGCTTGTCGGCTTCGTCGTTGGTATTGCACCAGACGATCCACGGCTCGCTTGAGTTGTTGACGAGCGATGCCACTCGCTTCGCCCGAGCCTCCGACGTCAGTCGCATCTCTTCGTGCATCGTCGTTGCCGAGAGCGTGGCGTGACGGAAGAGCTCTTCGCCTGAGTGGTCGCGCTGATCGACGGCGACCATCTCCACGATCATATTGAGTGGAGGCAGGATGTAGCCCTCGTCCGAGAAGCCGATGTCGCTTGGCCGGCTGACGCACGCGGCCCAGCTAGCGAGCCACTTCCAAAACTCTCCCTCGGCGTGACCCTTCAGCCGCCAGTCGCCGGTGTTGAAGGTATCGTTGATGAAGAACGTCGCGAGCATCTGCGCCGGCGAACAGATTCCGAGGAACTCGGCGTGCTGGCCGAACTCCGTGTAGTCGTTGGGACTAGGCGTCGCCGTGCAGCAGAGACGATATGGCGTGCGGCTGAAGGCTTCGGTCAGCGCGATGCGCGTCTTGCCCGTAAACGCCTTTAGGATCGAGGACTCGTCGAGCACGACGCCGGCAAAAGCGGCCGGGTTAAAGTGCTCAAGCTTCTCGTAATTCGTGATCCAGATTCCTGGCCCAGCCTGCACCTCGATGCCGTCTTGAAGGACGGTTGCGGTAATGCCGAACTTGTTTCCCTCCTCCGCGGTCTGATGCGCGACCGCGAGTGGAGTCAGGATGAGCACCGGCATATTGGTGAACTGCGCGACCTGGCGCGCCCACTCGAGCTGCTGCGCGGTCTTGCCGAGTCCGCAGTCCTCGAAGAGCGCGGCGCGACCCTGGCGAATCGCCCAGCGCACAATCGACTTCTGCCAGTCAAAGAGCGGCGCCTTGATCTCGAACGGCTCAAACCCGCTAGCCTGCGCCACCTTAGTCTTCGCGTCGATGAACTCGTCGTAAGTCATCGCATCGCCCTCCGCACCTTGTCAGCGTAAGGCAGCGTCGCCGGCTTGCGCGCCCCCGCGGGTCCGCCGTTGTGGATGCGAGCGAGCGTCTCGACGTCGCCCTGCGCCCACGCCTGCGGAGCGTAGCGCTTGAGGTAAGCCGTCGCGACGCGGCGGGCGTAGGCGAGGTCGGTGACCTGCGAGTAATCGCCGGCGACGCGCGAGTCGGCGTGGTAGGCGCGGGAGATCTGGAGCGGCCCGAGGCTGCGGCCGTTGTCGCCGAGGATCGCGCCGGTGCGGCCCGACGTCTCGACTTGATGAAGCGCTCGCCAGAAGCTTTCCGGCGGCGCGGCGTGGCTGGCGGACGCCAGCGTGAGGAGGATTAGTGAGCGAATCATTGTCGTTGCGCCCTCGACCAAGGAGACGCGCAACGCCCTAGTCAACTCTTTTTCTCAAAATTCTGTCCGGCGGAATCTGACAGTCAGACGTCGACGGCGTCCGCGAGCGCATCGCTGCCGAAGTCGCAGCTGATCGGCTCGGCCTTCACCGCGACATAAATCTGCGCGAGGATGCCTGGGCTCGTGAGCTCGGCGTTGCTTAGGTACTGGTCGAACTTGTCGCCGCGGAGCCAAAGCTTGGCGATCCACGGCGTCAGCGGAGCCTTGCCCGACTGAGCCGCGGCCGAGTCCACGTATAGCGCGAAGAGCGCAGATGACTCCCGAGCCGAGCGGTCCCAGCGGTGGGCCACAAGGCGGATGTAGTTGCCCGAGATGCCGCTCGGCAGAGTGAAGGATTTCTGAAGAGCCATAGGTCAGGTGTATTCGGTGAACTCGACCGAGAAGCGCGCGTTTCCGGCTGGAACGTTCGTGCCGTCAAGCGTGGTCACGCGAACCACGGCGTTGGTGCTTGAGTTGCCAGCCGCGTCGAAGTCGTAGGCCGCGACGAGGTTGGCGTTGGAAGCGCATTGCGCGGTTCCGATGTCAGGCTTCGCGCCGAAGCCTCGGTTGGTCAGCGACACGTTGAAATCCTCGGTAGTCGCGCCGCCGGCCAGGGAAACGACGACCGAGTCGGAGAAGATGACGTTGATCTGCCGTGTGCTCGATCCGGCCCCGGTCTTGATTCCGGTGGTCGTGACGTCGGTGTCGTTGTATTTTGCAATCGTTCCCGTACCGAATGATGAATTCCCAACACTCGCAGCGTTACCTAGATAAGCCCACGACGAGGCCGTCCCACTTCGATTGACTGTGCGAATGCGAACGTGCCCCGCGTTCGTAAGAGTATTAGCGTACAAGAAGCATTGCGTGTCGCGCGTGGTGACGAAGAAATTGGCACCATCGTAAGGGGTCCAGCTGTAGTCGGTCGCGGCGTCGGAATTAGTGATAGTCGCTTTTATCTCATAATAGGCAAAGTCGGACTGAGTATTTGGAGCCCAGCCGACGCGCGTTCCGAAGAGAAAGATCGTTGTCCCTGGAAAGTATTTGGCCTGCACACCTTCGCCGGTTATAGTTCCTCCGGTGGGCGTATTTGGAGGAGTCGAGTCCTTGACGACGGTTACGCTTGAGCTGACGTAATTCGTAGAAACCCCGAAGAAGGAAATCCCATAGATTCGGACGTTGTAAGTTAGACCAATCTTGATGTCGCTGGAGATGTAATCTCTGGTTTGCGTGCCCTCTAGCCTCGACCACGTAAGCCACGTCGAGGAGGTCGACTCCTTGTACTCGATCACCACAAGGCCGCCAGCTTGGATGAACTCTTCAGCTGGCGCAGTCCACGATACAAGGATTCGTGGGAGCGCGGTGCCGTCCGCCTGGATCTGCTGCGTCGTGCCGTCCGCGGTCAGCGTGAGGTTCGTCGGCGCGGAGAGCGTGAAGGGATTCGGCAGCGTCGTGTTCGGGGCATCCGCGACGTAGATCTCGTCGGCTACCGTCCAGTCGTAGACCGTCGACGCCGTCTCGCGCAGCGTCATCTCGATCGCCAGCTGCGGCGGACTGCCGTCGCTCGCGAAGTTCCACTCCATCACCTCGAAGACCTTCTGGGTCCAGCCCATCTTCGAGTTGGTAATCATCACCGTATCGCCGGCGCGGACTTGCATCGCTTCCAGCCGGAAGCGCGCGGTCATCGTGATCTCCTCGCGGGCGCGGCGCAGCTCGATCACGGCGAGCCGCTGGGCGCACGAGGGCGAGGTCGTGAACGGCAGCGCCACGTCGCGCCAGTAGCGGATGCCGGCGTCCTTGGTGACGTAGGTCGCCGACGTGATCTGCGGGAAGTCGGACGGCTGCCAGTCGTTCTCAGGCGAGACGTAGACGCCCTTAACCCCATTCACGCGGTCGCGCGCCGAGGTCTTCGTCTGCACCGTCATCTGGCCGGCGAAGTGCTTCTCGGTCAGCGTGACGGTCGGGATGCGGTAGCCGGCCGCGTAGACAACCACCTTGCCTCCTGAGTAGGCGATGAGGCCGCCCATCGCGGTGATAAGCTTGCCGATGTTCTCGTCCGGCGAAGCGCTCGTGTAGAGCACGCCGTTGGCCTCGTATCGGTTCTCGTAGGTGGCCGGCGAGGTGACCGGCTTGATCTCAACATCCTCGTCGCAGATGTTCGCCGCTGCGCTCACGGCCGTGTCGTCGATCTCGGCCGAGCTCATCGCCATCCCGAGCGAACTGGTCAAGTAGTCCCGCAGGCACAGCGCAGGATTGGCCGAGTAAGCCGTAGTCGTCGTGCGCGGATCGTAGACCTTCTTGCCCTTGACCACCGCGGATATGTTCGGGATGCCGCCAGTCCACACTTCCTGATTCCAGACGAGGCGCACGTAGATGTACGCGATGCCTCGCAGGCGATGATTGCTCGTCCACTTGCCGTTGGTCAGTCCGCTCGT